GCGGCGGGCCTCCTCGAGCCAGCGGGTCGTCCAGCCCATCTTGCGATCGCTGCGCCGCAGGGGCAGCATGTGCCCGTAGCTCTCGGCGCGCTGCGCGTCGGGCTGCGTGTACTCGGTGGCGTCCTCAAAGCCCGTGCTGACGCCCGAGCGATACTCGACGCCAAGGTCGGTCGTGAGGGCTACCATGCCACCATAGTAGTTGCTGTTCAGGCCGCTGTTGACGATCTGGACAGCCGAGTTGATGTCGTTCAGGATCGCCTCGTACGTGGTGCCGTCACGCAGCCGAAGCCGCGTCAGTTCCGACGTGTCCCACGTGCCGGGCAGCGTAATGTTCTTTAGGTCGTTGACACCGCTATAGGTCGCCATTGCTCATTCCTCCTACGACACCACAGCGGTTGTGGTCGCCGGGCTGACGAAGACAATATCCTCGGCCTCGGCCCAGCCGATGCGGAAGTTGAAGTCACCCTGCACGGCCGAGGCGCTCTGGTCGAGCTTGCCTGCTGTCGGGCTCACAAAGATCGCGCCGCCCGGCGTCATCCCCGTCCCGGCAGCGACCGGCCCGAACATGACAATATCCAGACGGTCACCAACCGCGAAGGTGGTGGCGCCCACGTGAGCGTTGACGGCAACGACGATCCCCCGCGCGATCGAAGCCGCCTCTACGTCCGCATCGGCTGGCTTCCAACCGTTCGTGCCGTCCAGATAAACGGCGTCACCGACGCTCCCCGACGCACCAGCAGTACCGCGCCGCATGATCGCCCCGTTCAGCGGGCGCACGTTGGCAGCAGTAACCGTAATCACAGCCATGTCATTCCCCCTAGAGTTACTTCAGACGATAGCGCTGCCGGATCTCCTGCTCGCGCTGCTTTGGATCCTGCACCGGCGAGGCCCTCCCACCAGCAGCATTTATGTCCGGGGCTGTGCGAGGAGGTGACGTTGTCGAGACGACCTCGCGGTGCGCCGTAAGATACTCAAGCTGCTCGGCGAGATCCAGCCGCTCGACCAGCGTGAGAACATGCTGTGGGACGTTGGCCTTTAAAGTTTTTGCGTACAAAGCAAGCGCCTCTTCGTAACGACGCACCCGGTCGGCAGTTGCCTTCAGCTGAATGACCTCTGAGCGGTGCTGCTCGAGCTCATCAATCAGTTGCTGCCGCTCGTTTGCAATCGCCACTTCGGCGGTGCCACGCTCCTTCTCCGCCTGTGAAGCCAGCGTGCGGGCCTGTCGATCCAGACGCTCACGAATGATGCGATCCACCTCGACTTGCGAGAACAGACGCGCCTCACGCCCAGAGGTACCGACTGTTGTACCGGCGTCGGGGGCCGTGGTTGCTGGTTGTTCCTGCGTCTGATCGGTTTCCATGATATCTCCTAGTCAATTGGCGAGCCAATCAACACGTATAGTATAGCATACAGACAATTATGATTTCTTGGACTTATTACGTGCAGATATTGCACGAGCCTTTCGGCGGGCGTCGTCCTTTGACGAAGCACCCCAAGCCTTTAGTGAAAGCAGCAATCGCGTTGGGCTGCCATCTGGCTTCCTCTCAGGGCCCGGCATGTTCCCCATACGGGCAAGGAACGACGCGCGGCGGGGGTTGTCACCGCTCTTGACCGGAGCCTTAAGCGTTCCCCCCGTTTCCTGCTTGTATGAACGTCGTCCCGCAGCGTTAAGGCCACCCTTCGGGTTCTGACCCTCCTTGCGCTGCCATGCCGGGCTCTTTGCCATCACATCCCCCGCTTCTTGCCACCCTTCTTCGGGGCCTTCTTGTCGTCCATGTCGGCCTTCTTGCCGCCCTTCATGCCGCCCTTCATACCGCCACGCATATACCCTGCCGGGTTACCCTTGGGCATTCGGACCCCCTGATGATTGAGCCGGTTCCATTGGCTGGGGAGGCTCGGTTGGCTGAATATCAGTGCCGGGAAGCTGCCACTCGTTCAGCTGGGCATCTGAGTAACCAAGCTCCTTCAACAGTTGACGCCGCGGCACGCCGAGCTTCATCTTCCGCTCAGCCCGCTCCAGCATCTTGTCGTCGTCGCGGGTCTCCGCAGTATCCCAGATGACGCGAATTGGCACGTCTTCATTATACGACGTTCCGCCATAAATGTTCGAAAGCTTCCGGGCCATCGCAAACATCTGTTCATATGCGAAGCCGAGCATCTGCTGCCGTTTGCGCACCTTGGTCAACAAAGGGCCATCTTGCTGCTTCAGCGTCCCCTCAGCGGCTACCTGCCCTGACACAAGGAACCGCGTGATCGGCGTGTCGGTAACCATCGCAACCCAGTAGACCAGCTGAGTAATCGGCTTGATCATGATCTCTGGGTCAGCGCCAGACAAGGCACGGAACGTTGCCTCTCCCGCGCTCCTCTCCGAGCCAATAATAATGCCCGGCTCAAGCTTCACTTGGTTGGACTTGTCATCGGCAAGCGGCTTCCCGTCGGTCGTCGGGAAGAACCCGAAGGCCGTATAAATCTGAAAGGCGGTCAGATCACCCGCAGCCAACATATCGACAAGGTTTTTGTTGATCGCATTCTGAAGCGGAATTGCGTCCCACGCCTCGCAACGCATACCCTCATTCATGGTGTGGATTACAGGCACGCCAAGGGGGTTGCCTTCATTATCAACCCATGGGATTGGCCATGCCTCGTCCCCCGGGTCTCGAACCTTCTGAAGGTTGTTTCCCATCAGATACTTCTCAACGCGATCAGGGTAGTAGACCGTCAGCCGGTGTCGGATAGTCCTCTGATCGTTCTCAACGACTGTCTCATACCAGCGACGGGTAACGTACTCAATCTCCTCAGACGGGTCATCGTTCTTGTAGAAGGCGCGACACCCAAACCCCTCACCGTTATGGATCGATCGGTCGGTATATCGGACGTGAGGAACAAAGCGTGGCCGCTGCTCCTTGTTGTCCCACGTTACAATAATAAACGCCTCGCCGTCACGAATGGTTGATTCATGCAGCTCGTCGGCCATAACGTCGCCCGCGTTCTGCTCCCAGATACTCATCGCCCAGTCAGCCTGCTCACCATCATCGCTGATGAAGCCACGAACCATAAGGCGCTCAGTAACGGCATGAACCACCGTACGGGTAACGTTGAACCGCAGCGCGTCGTAGTCTTCGATGCCGGGGCGATCACGAAGAAACTCACGCAATCGATCGGTGAGCTTCACATAATGACGCCCCTCATGGTAATCCCTCGCCCGAACCACAGCCCGCTGCCGGGCAATCTCGTCCTCGGCAAGGTCCATGGTCGTGGCCTGAACCGTATAGGACGGCCCATACAGAGGCACACGAAAGAAGTTAACGTCGGTCATGCGTACCTCATAACAAAGCCACCCTTGGGCGCGTCATCTACAGGAAAGAGCTTATGCATCGCCCAAACGAGGGCGTCCATACGGTCTGGGGACGTTTCCCCCGGCACATAGCGGCACATCTGCGTCTCAAGTGTCTCAAAGACCCGAACGTGATGAACACGGCCCTGCTCATACAATGCAACGATCGGCTCCGCACGGGTAACCTTGCCCCGGGCGGCCCAGACCGTCTCGATTGGCAGATATTCTCCACCAAAGGTACTTCTGATCGTATGCTCGACCATCTCCCCACCATTATTGCGTTCCGCAATAATCAGGTCGGCCTGCGTTTCAGTATATGCCTGAATTACCCGATCAGCCCACTCAAGCGGCGACCCCGAGCAAGTATAATCGGCCAGCACGTAAGCGTCGTCCCCCGCTCGGCCAACTACAATGATCCCAGTCTCGCCAGTGGTGCTTCCTGACATCGGGTCAACCCCAACAACCACACGGTCAAGATCTTCTGGCGCTTCCACTCGAAAGTCATCAATTAGATCGCTCGTCCAAAGCGCGCCCGGAGTATCATCAAGGATCTCCGCGTTGAGCTCCTGACGCCCGATGCGGGTTCCTGCGTAGCGCTTCTCGAGTGAATCCGCCGCAGTCTGCGCCAGAAATGGGTTATCTTTCGTGCTTGCCTTCGTCTTGACCCAGTCAGGGTCGTTAACAAGGTCAATGATGATCTTCTTTGGCCTCGGGGTCGTTGTAACCAACACACGAGGATCAAAGCCCAACCGAAGGCCCATCATTGCGTTATCAAATGTCTCTTGCGCCCCTGCCTCAGACGTTGCGGCTACCGCCGCAAGCTCATCAATCCAAAGGCGATGAAACTGAGGGCCACGCAGACGGTTAGGCTCAGATGCGGCGTATCCTTTAACAATAGCTCCATTAATAACCGCCTCTGACATTGAACGGTTCCACCGCGTTACCTGCAAGCCAAGGATTTCAGCGTTAGCCAAGATGCCGCTATCGCCCTCAAATGCGACGTCACGGACGTCCGCCGCCGTTGGGGCAATAACGCCGAGGCGAAGCTGTTTCTTAATACGAACGTCTGGGTTAATAATTGCATCGAGGAGCCAGCAGGCCCCCGCATGCGTCTTACCGGCACCCCGCCCTGCCAAGAGCATCCAGCCACGCCACATGCCATCAGGGATCCGCTGATGTTGCAGAAGCTTTGGCTGGCGAACCTTCACCCCGGCCCGCGCCTGCAAGGGCGCGGGGCCGGGGATGTGCAGACGCTTTCGGCTATTCGTCAGATTTGCCACTGTCAACCGTCTCAAACTGCGGGAGGATTTCGGAAATACGCAAGCTGTGTGCCTCAAGGTCTGCCGCAGCCATCAGGGCACGCGACGCGAGCCCCAGAGAGTTTTGCGTGATTGTAAAGTCTTTACTGGTGATACGCCCCCGCATTGTGCGCAGAAGCTCCATTGCGGTCTCCTGAAGCTCACGCCCCGTCTCACGGTATCGGGACATGTATTCCTCAACGTCGCGCTTGTACGTCTCCTCAGCCAGCTTGATCTTATGCGACGCAACGGCCTCATCGTATTCTCGGGCCGCAGCGTTCCAGTCATAATTTCCCGCCCAGTTATTGACCTGCGATTGAGACACGCGCTGCTTCAGCGATACGTCTCGAAGGTTGCGGTACTGCCCCATCAGCAAGTACTGCACCTTTGCCTCATAGGCCTTAGAGCGCTCGCCCGGCGCGTATGGGATTGAGATTTTGGTTGAAAGCGGCTCTGTCATTCTTCGTCCTTCCACCCCATTGCGACACTCACGCGCGGGAATTGCTCTGAAAAGATCTGCAAGATGCTGTTTGCCAGCTCCCGATGCTCGCGTTGCGTCTGCGGGGTACACCGCTGCTGCAAGTAGTGCAACCACGAGCGGATCGTGCCATTAATATACATTGTCGTCTCAGTTAGCTCTGGAAGAAGAAAACGAGCCGACTCATACGCAACCCCATGCTTCAGTAGTTTGTCATATAATACCACGCCTTCATAAAGGTAGTCGTCAACCTGCTCTTGCAGCTCATCAGGCAGGTCAGCGTCTATATCCCCTCCCTGACGCCCCTTTCCTTGCAAGCGAAACTGAATTGGCGAGTATTCCGTTTGCGCAGACGCATATCGTTGCGAAAACTCTTGAAACGAGAAGCTTCGGTGCCTGATAATCTGACGCCCAATCGCGCGGGACGTTACGACCTCGACGCACATGCTAGCCATCTCAAAGACGCTCCAATGCCCGTGTTGGATGCAATACTTCAAGAGGCGGCTGCCAGTGCCGAAGTTCGTCTGGTTCTTCGGGTTGCTTACCCGGGCGCAGTACACAATCAGGTCTTCGGCGGTCGGGGCGTCGTGGGCCCCAACCGTGACCCCGGGAAGCATGAATTGCGAGATGGCGATCAATCGCGCTGGCATCTTATTCTCCGTTTGAGTACAATACAATCGGCGGGGCAAGATATAGCCGGTCCTTCATCCAAAGGTGCCATACATAGTTATGGATAGGCTGCGCCTTGCGTTCCTCACTCCACCACGGCCGGTAGCGGAGCTTGATCTGCCCATGATAGCCGGGAGCCGCAAAGAGCGCCGCCCGGTTCTTCGCGTGATCAAACGAGGTGCGCAGCAGGAACGCCGCCCCTGCAATGTAGCCGTCCTCGACCAGCTCCACCGCGTGCCGGATAATGGTGTCGACAATAGGCCGCTCGTATGGTGGATTTGTAACAATCCAATCCTTGTCATGGTAATCCCACTGCGCGAAGGCGTCAGGCAGCAGAACCGCGGGAAAGCCCAGCTCTTGAAGCCGTTCTGCAATGCCGCTCCCGTCAGGGGCGCAAATATCAACGCATCGCCCTCCGGGGTGAATATATTCCAAAAGGCTGTCAGTACACCGCGGATCAATGGTCTGATAGTTGTCGTCGGCCCTTCGAGGGTAGTTGCTGTGGACAAATGGGACTTTTGTCATGCTACACCGTAGTACTGCAGATACCGATGCAATCGGCTACGTCGGGCTCTTGTCCGAGCTCAATTGGCTGCTTTGCCTGATACTGAAGCCTAAGCCGCTCAAGCGACATATCTTTTAAGATCGTCATACGCTTGCCAAAGTGCTCAGCGATCTCACGCTCAAATCGCTCCCGCTCCGCATATGTTTCTGGCTGCACCTGTAATAAATGCAACCATTGCTTCTTTGATGAACGGACGCATCCGCCCCCACAATTGTTGTGCGAAAACCCTAACTTGTAAAGCTCAGGGGTCTGAATAGCATGTTTTTTGTAAAACTGCGCAATAGCAATGTCATCGATATGAAACTCAATAAGCGGGAACCGCAGAGACACCGCAATTGCACGATTAACAGAAACAATCTCGTAAACCTCTTTAATCCTCTTCGCGCGGTGGCGCTCGTTCGCGCCAATACCAAAAAGCAATACGTCACCATCTTGGCAATACCGTTGCAAGCGTTGCGCCTTGAGCGTATGCGAACAAAATGGGAGACGATTATTTGGAATGGCGTGCTGGTCGTACGCCACCATCTCGACGTCCCGCCCATCGTTGTCATGGACGATCGGGTGATCCAAAAAGACGCTCAGGTCGTTCAGGAAGCGGTGCAGGTCCGGGTGCTCCCAGCCGGTATCGTTAAAATACAATACCACGTCGTCTTTCGGGTAGTGCTGCAGCGTCCACCATGCCACGTAGCCTGACGCCTTGCCTCCCGATATAGTGCTGATCACCCGCCCCATACATCACCTATACTTCTTGACCTTTTGCGCAACCTTCTTGGGCTGCCGGACAAACTGCTTACCCGCCTTGTTCCCCTCAGCCTTGGCGCGGTTCGTTGCGGCCCGCTCAGCAGGCGTCAGGGCGTCCCACGCGGCGGCAGGAAGGTATCGCTTCTTCCCAAGCGAAGGGCGCCCATCGACGGTGCGCCAATTCTGTTTCGTCCACTCGGTCAGTGACCGCTGCGTCTTGGCCCGCGCCATTACTTGTACCCTCCGCCGCGCTTCTTGTATTCCAAAGCCAGAAGCTGGGCCTTGCGGGCCGACCACTCACCCGGGTCTCCGCCCTTCGTGCCCGCCTTGATCTTCTGAAACAATGCTTTACGCATGGCGGGCTTAGTGTAGTTGCCCGCCTCGTTGACACGAGACGGGCGGCGCTTGGTTGCCATGGCCACCTCACAGGGTTACGGCAGCACGTTCGCCAGCGTTTGCATGTACGGCCGATATGGCGTCTTGCTGTCCGGCCCACTGCTGCGGCTGTAGACGACGACCAGAGAGCGTCCCGCCGGGGAGATCGACACCGACGCGTACTTGAACCGCCTGTCGGCGGCCCACAGCTGGGTCGTCGCCCCGGTGGGGAGCCTCTGCCATACCTCGGCACGGTAGTTGGCGTTACGGTTGAGCAGCGCATAGTATGTCGTGCCGTTCGTATGAACATACGACGCCCAAACCTCTACCGATTGTGCGGGCTGGAGTGAAACTTCACTCATGACAACCTCACGCGTGTCCGGCACGATGGACGGCGGCCATGGTGCGGGTCAAACCGGCCGCCGTGGCTGCGGCAGCAATACCTTCCAGAATGCGCTGGGCGGTCAGGGCCGCCGTGAGCGTGTCGCCCTGAGCCATGCTGATCAGGAACGCCGCAATGATACCGCTGAGGACCGCTGCGAGAACCGATGCCCAGCTCGGGACGTTTGGCCACGCAAGCTTCACAAACTCCACCAGATATCCGGCAACCATGGCCGAGGAGCTGACGGTGATCAGGCTATCCATTCAGGCCCTCCTACGCACTCGACAACTATATCATACAACAATTTCAGGCCGGGATTTGCATCATAGTGGGCGTCTGCCGGGTTATCCCAGTAGACGACGCGATTAATACCCGAATTCGCGATAAGCTTGCAGCAGGCGAAGCATGGCGCGGACGTAACATACAGAGTGCTCGTGTTTCGTCGCGACGGGTCGGCGTCCATGATCGCATTTGCCTCGGCGTGGACCGCGTAGCAGTTATCGTACCCCTGCCCCCGCTCGCCAGAGCGGCGGGGGCAGTACAGGTCGCATGACCTGCTATGCATGTATTCCGTTGTCTCACCAATGTGGAGGTTTCGTGGAACGACGTTGTAGCCGGTGGAGATGATCGTCTGGAAGCGTTCGTTCAACGTGTTGACCAGAACGGCCCCAACCTGACGCCCCGCACACGGCGAGCGTCGGCTCATCGCGTGGGCGACCCGCATCCATGTATGATCCCACGAGGCGCACGATGTCATGTCAATCCTCCTGCTGCGTCACCCTGTCAATGCGTTTACGGGCAATCTCTACGTAAGCCGCGTCCAGATCGATCCCAACAAACGACATGCCCTCCAGCACGGCTCCGCGCCCCGTGCTGCCCGAGCCGCAGAAGGGGTCGAGAACCACCCCGCCGGGCGGTGTGACCAGACGACACAGGTACCGCATCAGCTCGGTGGGCTTCACGGTAGGGTGGTTGTTCTCGCACCCGTCGTCGCGGTCCTTCTTGCTTGGCTTGGCGCAGTAGAAGAACCGGGCGGCGGAGCCCGTCTGCCCCGCATACGTGTTTGTGCGAACCTTGGCGCTGGGAAGCTGGAACAAGTGTGTATTGATATCCGCGCCACGCGCCCCCAGAGCCTTTTGCTGGCCGGGCTCCTTGTATTCCCGAGCGCTCGGAGCCTCAGGAAATAATGCGAGCACCTCATCGCTGCCGTCATGGATCACGTTGGCAGGCCAGCGGCCGGATTCGCTACCGCCAACCGGCGAACGATTGACGCTCGCCCACCCTGCTGAACTCACGCTATCCCCGCGAGCGCGAACGGTTGATTCCGTCCCCACCCTGCACCCATCCACGTTGATCCCGCCCGTGCCGTGCCGCAGCACGTTCTCCGCGACGGTGCCGCTTAGTGGCTTGCGGGCTACAACGATTGGCTCGACGGACGGCTTCAACGCCGTGCCCCAGCCGGTCCACTGGCGGGCCGCGTCGGTGGCGGCCGCCTTGTCGATCGCCTTGCTCACGTCGTGCGACTTTGGCATGCCTTGCCCGTACACCCACATGATGGTGTCACGGATCTCCCAGCCCGCGTCCTCAATGGCACACGCGAGCCGGTGAAACGTCCGCGTGCCGCCGAACGCGAGCAGGTGGGCGCCCGGCTTTGCCACGCGCAACGCCTCGCGCCAGAAGTCGCCGCCGGGCACGCCGTGGTCCCAGCCCTTGCCCATGAACCCAATCCCGTACGGCGGGTCGGTGACGATAGCGTCAACGCTGGAGGCCTCCAGCGTTGACATGACGTCCCGGCAATCACCAACGTGCAGCTCAACCACCGCCTTCCGCCCCCGTGATCATCTCGAGCTCACAGGAGCCGCCCACGCAGGCCACCTCCTGCGCCGCGTCGGTCATGTCGTGGTCCTCATACAGCCAGACGCGGGAGAAGTCAATCTCCGGGAAGGCCTTGGCCAGCCGGGTGTACTTCTGCTTGGTGACCGTCTCGTAGGGCATCTGGTCGTACTTGGCGTCAAACTCGGGCAGGAACGAGAGCCCGCCAATCTGGGCGCGGTGCTCCCACACCCACTCCCGCAGCGCGGGCAGCTCGGCGGGCTTGTAGGTGATCGTGCAGGACGGGTTGTGCTCGGTGTAGTTGACCTTGTTCAGCAGCCAGTACTCGCACTGCTCGACCGCCGTGCGCTGGTGGTTGAACGTCGCGCCGTCCGGAGACTTCACCGGGAAGTGTACCACGTACGTGGTGGCCGTCGGGGCCGTCTGGCCGTTCTCCGGGTCCATCGGGACACTGCTGTCCTGAAGCACGCGATACAGCGGGGAATTCACCGACACCCGCACGTTGCGCACGTAGTAGGGCGCCCAGCGGGCATGCAGCCCCGAGGAG